TGTATAGCGATGCATGTAGTATAGCTGACCGCTACCTGAAAGAATGCGTGCTTTACCTAAAAGAATGCGGTATGCCACTTTATAACGGTGAAGGGAAATTAAAATCTAATAGAACTGTTTTTCGTGTAATAGGAGAATGAGCGATTCTGTTGACATATTAAAGAAACTGGCTCTTCAAGTAAGAAACGCATCTACAGAAGGAGAGAATACAGCTGAAAGGATTGGGCGCATATTTATCGGGATTCTAGAAAACATGGATAATTCCGATTTAGAAAAGCTCACCAAATACTTTTTGCGCAAAGACAAGGAGGATTCTACAAATTTTCTTTTATCATTATTGGGCGGAACTGTCATTAAGAAATACGCCAAGTTCGGTGATTTCGTTACTGGTGTATTAGGTGGATACATAGACGAAAAGGGCAATCTTGAAATGGAAAGCGGTGTATTTCGTAAGCGTTTGTTTGTTCCTGAAATAGCTTATAACCGTACAACCTATTTCAAAGGACGTATGGTAAACTCCCCCGGTGGTGGTTGTACCGTATTGTCATACGTGGATAACGGCGATGGAACCTACACCATCACTCCCGATCTGACGGATGCGGACGGATTGAGCCAGTTTGTTGATGACATCCTTACCACCTATTTTGTGACTAAAAATAGCGAAGGCAAGCTGAACGGCTTTGAAGAAATGAAATTCCGGGTGACTGCCGCAGATTATACAGCCAAGAAGTTTACTGTCATTCCCCGTCCGGGGCATTCTGACTGGAAACCTGCCGAGCAGATGGTATTGGCACAAACAGGTAACTTTACGGACCCGGAACGTCAGACTTATATACTTATTGATTCAGTCAACGGAAATAACTGTATTACATTCTTTGACAATGCCAACACTTGGGACCCGGAGCCGGCACAGATGAAGAGCTGGTTCGGCAAGAAGAAGGGTATGACTGTAGCCGGTATTAATGCGGACAGTTACTCAGCCGTTCTTCAGAACATCATCATGACCGGGCTTATCTTTCAAGTTGATGAGATCACCGGACAGACAGTTCGTGTACCCTTGGACAAGGGTGAATGGGTTTCAGGTAAGTACGCCTACTATGACCGGGTGTCACATAACGGGGCTTTGTGGTTGTGTGTTGATGATAATGGAACAACAACAGAACCGTCAGATGATAATCCGGCATGGCTGAAACAAGTGGCGGAAGGGCAAAAAGGTGATCCGGGATTGTCCGTAGTAGGTGGCGGTCATTGGGAATCCTCCAAAACCCCGTACAAAGCCAATACAATGGTCACTCTTGCCAACTGTGTCTTTTTATCCAAGGTGAAGACATCCAATCCTCCCATCAGGATCGCAAGGTTCAGGAATGGCAGTTATCGTCGCAAAAAGGATAGCGGTTATATCCTTGCCGGGAAGTCAGCCGACTGGACCGTGCATGAAGATTGGGAGATACTGCTGGACGGTCGTGAACTTAAAGGTGAGAGCATCACCTTTCTAGGTGAGTTCGCATCCCATCCGTCCAATCCCAAGGAGGGTGACAGCTACCGAAATACGGCTGACCATTGTACTTACATATACCGGAATGGTTTGTGGATGGTCATGGTCAAAGACGGGACTGACGGTAAGGACGGCAAAGGTTACGAGTGGATCTACACCCGTACCAACATCATCGGCCTTACCCCTGACAAGCCGGATTCGAAGCAGCAGGATGATTATATACCGGAAGGCTGGACAGATGATTTTCTTGGCGTGGATGCAGACCATCAGGTGGAATGGGCGTGCAAACGTGTGAAGCGTGATGGAGTATGGAGTGAATGGAGCACTCCGGCCCCTGTGCACCGTTGGAGTAAGGACGGGGAGTCGAATATCATGGCCGACCTTGACAATGAGATGGTGAGCGTCGCTCTTACCAGTACCGGTGTTACTACTTCCGCACAGTCATGGACTACCCATGTATTCATGTGGTACGGTACCGAGAAACTCACCCTTGAGACTTTAACAGTCAGCACGCCTGCCGGTTTCACGGCAAGCACAAGCAAGGCCACCGGAGCGGTGGCGATATCCGTCGCTGCCGGAAAGTCGGTTCCGGAACAGAATACGGTCACCATCACACTGGCTGCAATGAAGAACGGGCAGCTCTATACCCGTGAACTGACTTTCAAGATAACCGGTGTCCGTGGCGGGGCGGACGGTTCCGATGCGGTAATTTATAGCCTTGTCACTTCGGCCACGATGGTCAGCAAGAACAAGAACGGCGGTTACAGTGTAGCTTCGGTATCCTGTCGGCGTATGAAAACAGTCGGTGCGGTCACTACGGCCACAACGGACGGGGAGTTGAAGTACAGTCGTGACGGTGCGGCCGAGGTTCCCATCGGTGATGGTGTCGGGGTGGCTTCCGGTAATTTTACCAGTAGCTTGAAGTTCGTGTTCTACGTGAACGGTCAGGCGGTTGATGTCGAGACTGTCCCGATGGTTGTGGACGGCAGTGACGGAAAGGATGGTGAGAGCATCACAGCAGCCGGTCATTGGGAATCCGCCAATACTCCGTATGCCAAGAACAGTACAGTATCGTTTGCCGGAGGATCTTACTTAAGCAAGGTTGAAACCTCCAACCCTCCGATTAAAATCGCCAAGTTCAGAAACGGCAGACTCCGCAGGAAAAGAGACGGCGGATACATCCTCGCCGGCAGATCTGCGAACCGGACGGTACATGCGGACTGGCAGGAGATGGTTGCTCCCGTCGGACCGTCGGCATCCTACTGGCTGGACAGTCCTGTCAGCGTGATCAACTTCACTTCAACAGGCACGCCATCCCCGTCTGGATTCCTTGTCACTTGCAAACAGAATGTGGCAGGCAATGTAAGCACGTGCAGCACGCTTTATCTGGCTGCACGCAAATACAACGGAAGCTGGCTGGCTCATGTAGGTGCGACACTGAACAGCCAGATATCCGTACCTGCGACAGCCGGATACACCCAGTTTGCCGTCCGGGCTTATAAATCAGCTTCCGATGCTGCTGCTTGGAATGACAATTATGTGGCCGAGAAGGGTGTGGGTGTTGCAAATGATGGTTCCATAGGAGCAACAGGAGCTACGGGTGCGTTCCCTTATGACAGAGGTGTATGGGCTTCCGGACAGACATACGTATGGAATGCAAAACAGCGTGACAAGATCATTCACAAAATAGGTGAAGTTTATTACAATTTTCTTGTGCGCAACTATGGAAGTTCTGTATCAGCGGCTCCTACATCCGCTAACGGAGATTCCAACTGGGAAGCCATGCAGAAATACAAAAGTCTGGTAACCGACATATTCCTTGCTGATAAGGCGAACATAGCCGGATTTATGTTCAAGTTGAACGGATACACATCGGACGGGGCACCTTACGGTATCATGCAGTCACAGGACAGCACTAACGGCCAGCCTAATCTGAGGATGGACACAAAGACCGGAGAGATTCTTTGTCAGAAAGCGAATATCACCGGGACTATCATAGCGACAAAGGGGACAATTGGCGGATTCAATATCGGTAATAATTTTATCGGCAGCACTAATATGTCGGCTGTAAATGTTGATAATTTGTTGCTGCAATACGACAAATTTGAAATGAAATACGAACGGTTCCAGTCAATAGACGGACATTTATACCAAGGTATTTTGGATACAGTAATTAGAAGTGGAAGTATAACTGTATCATCAACCGGGGATGTTTCAACAGCGAATGATACTCTGTATGTAAGATGTGGAAGTTATATTTTTTCAGTCGGGCGAAACGGAATTCGCAAGTCAACGAATGGAGGAAGTACCTGGGTGGATTTATAACATTTAAAATATTAAAGTATGAGAATAAATTTTGCACAATTTCCTATTTACGACGGGATTAAGAAAGAAAAACTGATAGCCAACAACATCACTGAGGCCTACGGTGACTGGATATACAAGAACGTAGCGGGTTTGAAGGCGCATCTCCTTGCTGAGAAGATATTCAAATCTACTGCTGAAGGTGTCGAGATTGACGAAGAAGAGGTGGATATCATAAGACGCTCCACCTCCATGCTGCCCGGTCTGCTGGCTGATTCTTTGAATGATTATTTAGATAAAAAGGAGGAACAACATGAAAAAGGTATATTGTAACAACCTTCTGGCAAAGGTGCTGCTTGCGTTCAGTTCTTGCCATACGATAACAATCGGTCCGTTTGTTTTAAGCAAGCGACCGGAAGAGAAAATCACTCAGAAAGTGAGAAACCATGAGTGTACCCACGCCCGTCAATGGGTTGAGATGGCAGTTGCCATCGGTACAGTTATCTGGATCTTGCTGTTGTGTTTTGACCTTTCCGCCTGGTGGCTGGTACTGGCCGGGCTGGCATTCTATCTCTGGTATGGTGTGGAGTGGCTGGTCAGGGCGGTACGGTTGAAGGATGCCGGCAGGGCGTATAAGACGGTATCGTTTGAGAGGGAGGCATATTCCAACGAGGATGATCCGAATTATATTGAGAACAGTAATTATTTTGCATGGGTGAAGTATTTGTTTTAATTTTAAAATTTGCATTATGGACTTGAATAATATAGTTGGCTTTAAAGCTGTGGATAAAAACGGCAACGAACGACAGGTGACCGTCGATGAGATGACAGAATTAGTTTCCGCACGGATTGTTTCCGCTGCATCAGAAATATCAACATTTGCTGCCGCTGCGGCAGCCGGAACAGATGAGTTTGAGGACCAGTTGCCCCAGTCCGACACCTTCTCTTGGCTCCGTACTTTGGACGGTTCCAAGAACCCAACTTTGACATCTTCTTCGGCTGCCGCGAAAGTCCTGGGAGGACTTTTGCCGCTTGCCAGTATTACATCAAAGGGGCTAATCAGCGGATTGATTGTGTTTAATGCCTACATTTCTTCTACTACGACATGTGTTTTAATAGAAGGATCATTTAATGAATCAGGAGGTATGGGTGTCGTTAATTTGGATTTCCGACCTTATGGTATGGCATCGTATTCCATTTCATTGTTCATTGATTCTGTAGTGAGAGCTTCCGTTATAAACGGAACCAATAAAAATTCTTTTTCCATTTACTATTTAACGGAAGGTGGTTTGATAAGAATCAAAATCATATTTATATACGATGGTCCTATATCAATGGTAGCAAGAGGAAACAACACTGTCATTAAATCCATCTCTAAATCCGAAAATTTAGATACAAATGGTTTTAATAAAGTAACAATATCTTAACAAATATCAAAGAAAACCGACCTGGGAGAACTGCTGGAAAATAGATTGGTAAAATATAAGGAAATGAATCTTGGAGCAAATGAGATAATAGATACTGGTGCGAATACAGGATTAATACGTTTTAAAATTAATGCAACATCTGCATCATGTGTGTTTTTTTGCAATTCAGGATCATCTAATATAATGCTAATAACACAGAATGTCGATAATTATTTTACAACCAATAAATCTTCTAATAGTGAGAAAATAGCTATTTATAAAGAGTCTGACAACGGTAACATTTTAATAAAGAATCTAACAGCCATTAACTATGGAACTTTTGTGTTTTATTACATATAAGATCTCAGATAACTACTTCTGGGAGGACTGATAGGAATAAATAATACGTGGTTTAGAACACGAAGTCAATATAAAGGAAGCATACTACAAGCCCCAACCGGTATATACCGACCTGCCCCGGGCGTTATTACTGACACCCTTTCAGGGGGTGGACTTATTCTAGTTTTTAGGATGGACGATAATAATGCTTGTGTTTTTCAAGTGACCGGGAATGGCATCTTAGCTGTTCGTACAATGAATGTAAACAACGGTAAATGGAGCGACTGGGATACAATAGCTAATCCAAGTTTTCCAACATAATATAGTGCCACAAACCCGACCTGGGAGAACTGTTGGGGATAAATGATACGTGGTTAAGGTTCAGAGATCAGAAAGAAATAGAATCTCAAGACGAATTAGATCAGATGAATTATAGCGGAATATACTTACTATCACAAAAATCAAAATTAGAATATGTCCGTAATTGTGTATTAGTTGTAATCGGCAAACCTAATATCTGTTGTATTCAGAATCTATATAATTATAGCGGAGATATTTATAAATATCGAGTGAAATGGTTTAGTAACAGTTGGGGTAATTGGCAAACCGTATCTTAGACATGATTAAAAAACGGGTGGTCCGGTACAAGCCGGTGCCACCCGATCCTGATATGCACAACGCCATGTGCGGTGCAAAGGTAATCCATGTTTCTAAGAAGCCAATACAAAAGACCTAAAATCTCCCCATTCCCCATTATAATTACGGCGGAAACCAACAACATCCTCACCTAGACGGAATGTCATTTGAATGACATATCCTTGTCCATCGTTAAAAACTATCATTATGGAATAATTTGAAACAACACTAATTCCGTTTCGTCCGAATACATGATACATTCCGCTTGCAGTTGCACTATTTACCTCTTCGTCTGTACTTAATATACCTTTGGGCATAAACGGGAACAGCTTCAAACCGTTCATTAGTCCTCCCAGAAGTAAAAAATAGTTTACTTGTGCGCAATATTCCTTACTCTGACAGATTCTTCTCCTGATAAAGCCGTTGCGTACAAATGGCTTTCTTGTACTCTAAATTTAATCCTATAATTTACTCCTCCTAATACATATGAATTATCGTAATCAATTACGACTAAAGTTGACACGGAATCTAGATAGGAATTTGAAACGTAATAAACACCAGTACCATTAGCTATTAGTGTTTCTTCTCCTTTTGCTAAAGTGAAAGAACTATAGGTATTCCCAATCAGTCCTCCCAGGTCAGTGCTATATCTTTTGTCACGTCAAGATATTGGTACTTCAATCGCCCCACTAGGAATAGCATTGATTGATTCTATTTTGCTCGTGTTCACAAGACCTAATCGTGACACTATTATTTTCGCATACCAATTAGCTTTTATGTAAAAGCAAAATCTTTCTGTATCAACTGTATAATACATATTAATGTTACTAATTTTGGTTCCGTTTATCAATTTACAAAAGACTTTATTTGCATTCCATCTAATCATAGACACTGCGACTGAGAACGAGTCTCCACCAACATTTGTAACACTAATTACAGACTCATTTATTGATCCGGCATTTGGCATAAATACACTAATCTTACAATATTGATTATTATCTTTAGATAATTCTAAAGGTACCATACCGGAACTCATCAACCCGCTTTTATTTGATGTTGCATTCCCAATCAGTTCTCCCAGAAGTGGATTAATCAGGTGTAGGTGTAATTATTTCACCTGTAATATTGGAAAAATCAGAAAAGTCTATTGTTAAGAAATTCGGTCTTGTTCTTCTAACTAATGATACCTTATACGAGATGGAAGAATCATCCGACTTAGGTAACACATACAATTTACTATTTGCATATTTAAAATCGCACCAATGCGCCCCCATATATTTTATTTCTATGTTTTTAGATCCAGTAGGTATTGACATCACTCTATAAAATGCAGTATTAGCTCCCGAATAGACATATATTTCTATCAACGAAGAAGAAGTATATAAACCATTAGAATCAGCTTTATAGTCAATAATCAGACCTTTTCCTCTTTCTATATCAGTTACTACAAATATTTTACTCATTAATCCATTCTTATTAGCCGTAGCTGTACCAATCAGTTCTCCCAGTTTTGATGCAAGCGACTGCATCGTCATTTTTGCCGCATCTCCGCTACTTTGTAAAACTCTTACATTTGCGGCATCCGTCACTGTCGGAAGTTCATTCTCATACACGTCATTTCCTGTTGCCGCAGCGGCGGCAAATGTTGAAGTTTCAGACAAAGCCATAACCATTCTTGTGGAAACCATATCCACCATTTCATCTACTGTCACATTTTGTTCGTTGCCGTCTTTATCCACAGCCTTGAAGCCAACTATATTTTCTAAATTCAAATCACTCATAATATCAATTTTTATAAAGTTCTTATATAAGTTTTCCACGCTTTAGAAGTGCCGCCAACCGATTTGTACAGCTTCTTCCTACCACCTTTTATCTTGTAACGGGAAAGGTTGTTCCCGTTATAGTTCACGGGATAATCCGGATTGCCTTCGTTGGCATACGCCTCCATTTCATACGGAATGGTATAATACGCTGAACTCGCAGGATGGCAGATAGGGTTTCCCTTAACCCATTCGACAAAATACCGCCAGTAGTATTTTACCCATGAGCCGATAACCTGTGCCTGACGCAGGTGTATGGTTTCGTGCGTCAGGCTTTCCTTACCCGCATAGGTCTGCATATACCTATCTATGTTCTCCTTGTTCTCGGCACGGTATATCATCCGTCCGCACCACATCATGAAACGGTATCCCTTGAAAGGATAATGCTTCATGGCAAGCAGCTCAGGAGTATCAAAATCACCCGGCTTGCTTGAGAACAGCATCTTGATTAATTGCCATAATTCTTTCATAGCGTTTCTATTTCAGATTCAAGTTCAGCGATATGGTTATCAATACACGTGCTCACCTCGCCATTGAAGTTTGCTATATCCAGTTCCACGCATCCGGCACTTGACCGGGCGCTGCTGTAGATACGGACATAGCCTCCGTTATTCAATGTTTCCTTAGCCAGCTTCAGTTTCGCCAGTTCGTCATTGATCCGGCTGGCACGTTCCAAATTCTCAATCTTCATGTTGTTCCTCCTTCTTTTTATCCAGATAATCATTCAATGAATCGGCCAGCAAGCCGGACAACATAGGGGTAGAACGTCTTATGATATCCACCTCCTCTTCGTCAAGTTCCACACCATCTACAGTCGACTTGAAGATTTTCTCCGCAAGGAGATGCGCCTTCAAACCCGCTACGTTCTTATATATCCAGTCACCGAAGGCCTCAGTGATGTTACTGGCTATAAGCTTTTCTTTTTTAATCCCATCATAAATAGGGAATTGTGCAAAATTTATTCTCATACTTTATATTTAAATTATCCGCAATAAAACATAACCCAATAATTACCCATACACTTAATGAAGCCGGATGCAAAATCCAAATCAATATAAGACACCTCCCGTCCTCCGGGAGCAGGCAGGATCCGTCCTCCTGTCAATCTTACTCCGCCGCTCATACGTTTGAAGTATATAGTATGTCCCGGAACATCCGGAGGAAGTGTCACTTCTATATTACCCGTATTAATAAACATCACATTGTCATCATTGTTATTCAGGGAAGTGCTGACAGAGATATTCCTCCAGTTGCCAACTATGCCACGAAGAGAAACATAGCTGTCATTGTTCGGATGAAGGAAAATGTTACCGCCTTCCACGAACAGGGGAATGCTCGGGGTCTTGATGTGCATCCCGATCATGGCATTCGGACTCTGTATATCAATTCCGGCATCATACTTAATCCCTTCAATAGTGACAAACTGCGTGTTTCCCCCGATTCTTACGTTTGCAAATGTCCTTTCATTATAAAATTCAATTTGCCCGGCAGACAGGTTGAAACCGACGTATTTATTTGTTTCATTTTCATAAAGGATCTTTGAGGACAATACTCCCGAAGCGATGGAGAACGGACCGATACGTCCTTTATCCGCTGTGATTGTTCCTGTAATCTCTGCATTCTTACATTTGAAATACCCGGTTACGCCATTGATAAGAAGAGTTTCACCTTCATCGTTGTGGGATTTAAGCACATTGTTTTTGAACATGAAGCCGGCTACATTCGCACCATCGGCAAACAGGGTGTCAGTAGCGATATTCACAAACTTCTGCATGGCTTCCCAGTTCGAATCCCCGTTGGCTGATGTGGGTGCAACGGTAACGGAAGCACCGTAATTCTTTACAAGGAAATTATAATAAACTCCCCCTATCAGATATATGACCTTATCCCGGTAATCCGCATTCCAGACATAAGTCTGTCCTGATGCGAATACACCTCTGTCACGGGGAAACGCCCCTGTTGCTCCTGTTGCTCCTATGGCACCATCATTAGCTACACCCACCCCTTTTTCAGCGACAAAATTATTATTCCATGCGTTCGCGTCCGATGCGGATTGATAAGCCCGGACGGCAAACTGGGTGTATCCGGCTGTCGCTGGAACGGATATCTGATTGCTTAGGGTAGCACCTACATGAGCCAGCCAGCTTCCGTTATATTTCCGTGCGACAAGATAGAACCTGTTCGTATCGCTCACATTGCCGCCTACATTCTGTTTCATGGTAACGACAAACGCTGACGGTGACGGTGTGCCTGTTGACGTGAAGTTTATCGTGCTTACCGGGCTGTCAAGCCAGTACGAAGCGGACGGTTCGACACCGGAAGTCATTTCCTGCCAGTCGGAGTTGACAGCCTTGTCCGATCTCTTCCCGGAAAGTATGTAACCGCCATCCTTCTTCCTTAGATAACGTCCACCTCTCACGCGAAGAAGCGGAAGTGGCGGATTGGATGTTTGAACCTTGCTTAAGTAAGATCCTCCGGCAAACGATACTGTACTGTTCTTGGCATACGGGGTATTGGCGGATTCCCAATGACCTGCGGCTGTGATGCTCTCACCGTCAGCACCGTCCTTACCGTCAGAAAGCATGGGAACGGTTTCAACATCCACTATCTGGTCATTCACGTAAAAGATAAACTTCAATGTCTTCGTAAAGTTTCCGCTTGATATGGCTGTATTGTTGTTTATGGTAGCTTCTGCTCCACCGTCTATGCTGTATTTCAATGTACCGTCTGTTGTGGTGGATATTACGCCTCCCACTGACTTCTGCCTGTAACATGATACGGAAGACACGCTGTAGTTCCCGTTCTTGTCCTTGCTTACAGAAGTGGCGGAAACGACAATGCTGTATAGAATGGCATCCGCACCATTCGCTCCCCCACGCACACCAGCTACTGTGAATGTCAGATCACGGGAATACTGCTGCCCGTTCTTTGTAGCCCTGATTGTGATCTTCACCGTGTTTGTCGCAGCAAGAGTAGCTCCGGCAGATACCGATATTGTCACTACTCCCGTATTCTTGTCTGTCGCACACAGAAGATTTGTGTCAGGTGTACAGGTGATGCTGTCAAGCGTGAGCTTCTCCGTTCCATACCACATACTGACAGTTGTATTCCAAGTCTGTGAGGATACGACCTTCCCGTCTGAAGTAAGGGCTGCATTGACCATCTCGTTATCGAAGTCCGCCATGATGGCATTCTCTCCGTCCTTACTCCAGCGATGCACCACGGCAGGAGTGCTGAACTCTGACCATACACCGTTTTCCTTGAAACGCTTGCAGCCCCATTCAACCTGATGGTCTGCGTCCACGCCAACAAAATCATCCGTCCAGCCTTCGGGGATATAATCATCCTTCTGCTGGCTGTCAGGCTTTTCAGGAGGATTATCTATGATATTGCCTCTTGTGTATATATACTCATAGTCCTTACCGTCTTTTCCGTCCGATATCATAAGCTGCCATCTTCCGTCCTGATAGATGTAGGTAGCACGGTCAGTCGTGTTACGGTATGAATCACCGTTTTTCGGATTGGCAGGAGCCGTGGCAAATTCACCAAGGAAAGTGATACTCTCACCTTTCAGTTCACGCCCGTCAAGCAGCATATCCCAGTCTTCGTTAACCTCCCAGTCCGCAGGTTTCCCGGCAAGATAATAACCACCGTCCTTCTTTCTTAAGAAATTGCCACCTTTGATACGCAATATTCTGATGGGAGGATTGGAGGTTTCCACCTTGGAGATAAAAACACAGCCCGCCAAAGTGACCATGGTATTGACCTCGTATGGGGTCTTAGAGGATTCCCAATGACCGCCACCTATTACAGACAGTCCCGGATCACCCTTGTCACCTTTGGCGGCTGATACAAGCCAGTCCGGATTGTTTTCGGATGGCTCGGAAGTAGTGCCCTTGTCATTGACGCACAACCATGTGGAACCGTTATGGGGCACACGGGAATAATACGCATACTTCCTGCCCGGCTCCCAGCTAGGGAAGTCGATAGGAACGCGGACTGTGCTACCGGTAATTTCATCAATTTGAAAAATCAATCCCGTCATGATGATATCCTGCAATACTGCCGAGAACCTGTCGCAGTTGATCCCGTTGATGGTCATACCCTTCTTCTTGCCGAACCAGCTCTTCATCTGTGCCGGCTCCGGGTCCCAGGTGTTGGCATTGTCAACAAGGGTGATGCAGCAGTTACCGTCACGCACGTCTATGATGATATAAGTCTGACGCTCCTTGTCGGTGAAGTTCCCCGTCTGTCCGAGACGCATCTCGTTATGGGGAACGAACTCATATCCGGGACGCGGAACCATCACGAATGTCTTCTCGTCGTAATCTGCGGAAGTGATACGGTACTGTATTTTCCGGAAACCAATAAAGTCACCGGTAGTGACGCTTTTGTCATGCCAGAAGCCTAGGAGGATATCGTCCGGCTTCTGTCCCAGCGGTACACCATCCTCCAGATCAGGGATGACAGTATAGCTGCCGTCACTATTGGCGACAAAGCTTTTTATCTTCAGCCCTCCGCCGGGACTTATAGTATTATATCCTTCAAAATAGGTCTGACGGTTGAAACGAAGTTCTGGTACACTCAGAGAGCTGCGCAGGACCAAAGCCTCCAGCTCGGCACGGGCGTCCTCACCGATGTAACCTCCAGAAACACCGGTAACGAAATCACCGAACTTGGCGTATTTCTTGATGACGGTTCCGCCCAACAGGGATAATAGGAAACCGGTGCGTTCCTCCGTATCCTTGCGCATGAACATGATCAGCGAGCGCAATGCGGAATACACGTTATGGTCTGTTGCTGGGGTGGAGTCGTGGCTTCCGATCACATACACACCGCTGCCACCACCGCCCGTATAGGTCTGTCCCTTCAGGGTAAGGCTCTCAACCTTTTCCTCCAGCTCCCCGATACGGGAATAGGCGGCGGTTTCCCCGACAGTATAAACAGGTGAGTCAAAGGAATAATCAAGATTGAATTCAAATCCGATAACCCTTGACTGTCTTCCGTTCTCGAAATAAGCCTTGTTGATAAGGTTGACCTTTTGACCGATGCTATAGAAATTATGAACGCCATCCTCACGGTATGCGTCATTTGACATCATCGTGCAGCCATAGGTACTCGGGTCTATCTTGGATTTGGCAGCGTACTTTTCAGTCTTTTCCTTCAACTCCTGCTCGGCGGCACCCACAAGCCCCAGCTCGGTTATTTTCGTACTGTCCCAGCCGGAAAGCACATATTCATCTCCATCCTGGGGAAAGAGCACATCACCGGGAAGCGGTCTGCCATAGTCCTCATTCCTGACTATCTCCCAAAGTTGTGCCTCAGGGTTCCATCCGCCATCCTCCAATTTCTCCGGCTTTCCCTCAGGATTGAACTTCACGGCAAACTCCAAACCGTTGAGAAGCCCGGATGCGAAACGTATCCTCAGCTCCTGACCGGGGAGGATATATTTCTCGGAAAAGTTAACACCCGTGTCCCTAAAGCGGTAGGCATTCCATTTTTCCTCGGTGGTTGTGCCGTCCTCATTCTCCACCTTGTCCGTCACTTCGATAGTGGTGACATCCGACATGATGCCTGTTCTTCGAGGATAGACTTCATCGAAGATAACCACCTGCTCGACGGCTTCCTCGGTAGTCATATCAGGATAAGCGTCAATGTAAGGAGTGCCTTCGGGAAGCATCAGCCTGCGCTGCACCACGCCGTTCACAACCACGGTCTCGTCAATGGGGCGGTAGTCTGCCGGTATGTTACGGGTGGAACCAAAAGCGTAGATACGGGTGGCATAGGTGGACTGGGATTCTGACTGTGACATTTCCTGCACGTTTTTCCCGATCTCGAAATCCACCGCGTCACCGGACTCACAACGCCCGAAATGGATGATGTTTTCAGTCACCCAACATTCGCAATCCCATTTCTTTGCCATCTCAAAACAAGCGTCAAGGATGTTGATGTTATCGTAACTCATCAACTGGGACTTGTTTTCGACTGTGGAATCAATGGAGAAAACAAAATCCTGTCCTTTGTATGTGTAACCAAGAGCTTTCAGATTTCTAAGGACTATACCGGCTTGTACGTCAAGCGGAGCGGTCAGGTTCCAGGACGCCTCCTGTCCGGTCGTCTCCGGGGTATATTTGAAGATTTTGTTTTTCCATTTCCAGTAGTAGGCGTCAAGTCTTAATTCGTAATCGTAGCCGGCGGTATTGGTGTTGAATGCGGGCTTCTGCAAGTCGCACATC